TCGCCGGAGAAATCCGAATCACGAAAAACTTCGCTGAATTTGTAAAATAAACGCAAGAGAAAACGCAAGAGAAATCTTAGCGGATTCTCTTGCGTTATTTTTTTGTGCATTTTTCAGGAAAGCGAGGGAACAGGAATGGCAAAACACATGACGCAGGATGACCGCAAGGTGCTGGAAGCCCGGTACAATGCCGGACAGAGTGTTGCCGGAATCGCCAGGGCGATGAGTTTCAACTATTCCACCATCTATAAGGAACTGAAGCGCGGTGACACTGGAAAGATGGATGCCAATGGTCGCGCAGGATATAGTGCAGAGCTTGGGCAGCAGCGATTATACAACGCAAAGCAGCGGTTCAGGTATCGGGCGGATTGCCCGGCGGAGTAAGGCATGGGAGAAGTGTTTAAGCTGAACCATTGCTATAACATGGACTGCCTGCCGGCAATGGAACTGTTCCCGGATAATTATTTTGATTTGGCGGTTGTGGATCCACCGTATTTCTCTGGCCCGGAACGCAGAGGATTTTACGGATCAAAAGTCAGCAAAATAGGCGTACATCGTGACTACCCCGTTTCTCCTGCTTGGAGTAAACCAGAGCCGGAGTATTTCAAGGAGCTGTTTCGAGTGTGCCGCCACTATATTGTATGGGGCTGCAACTATTTTGACTACCAGTTTCCTACCGGGCGGATCGTGTGGGACAAGTGCAATGGAAATTCTAGCTTTTCAGATTGCGAGATTGCGGCGACAAATTTGTTTTCCTCAGTGAGAATGTTCCGGTATATGTGGTCCGGCATGATGCAGGGAAAAAGCATCACAGAAGGCGACACCATGCAGGGAAACAAGAGCTTGAACGAAAAACGAATCCACCCAACGCAGAAGCCGGTTGCTCTTTATGACTGGATTTTCAAAAACTATGCAGAGCCAGGGCAGAAGATCCTTGACACCCACCTCGGAAGCGGAAGCAGCCGCATAGCAGCATATGAGGCAGGGCTTGGCTTTATCGGATTTGAAATTGATCCGTTCTATTTCCAGTTGGAAGAAGAACGATTTTCTGAGCACACAAGTCAAACAAGTCTGTTTCACATGGAGGGAAAGAAAAAATGATTCTTGAAAAACTTCACAGAACAATCAACAACTTCAACAAGACATTCAACTGGCGGCGCTTCCGCCGCGATGCGCTGCACCTGGGAGAAAGCCTGCTGGTGTTCGGCGTGCTGTATGGCATTTTTTCAACCCTGATCTGGGGTGTCTGCTGGCTGTTCAAAATCAATTACAACCCAGATCTCATTGCCGTTGCATGGGCAGTGCCGGTGTTGCTGGACACTTTGGTCAACAAGGCTTATGACTGGAACAATGAAGTCCGGGACTTGGATTGAAAGGTGGGAACGACCTATGGATGAAGCAACAAGAATCTCGCTGAAAGACCAGTTCAACAGCCTTTTGGTACGGGCTATTGAGGGTAGGCGCGGCGGTATGGCACTGATGCGGGTGCTGGAAGAACTGGACTTTTACAATTCCCCGGCCAGCGCGAAGCATCACCTGAATGTTCCTGGCGGCCTGCTGCTGCACTCGCTCAACGTGGCAAGAACTGCACTGGAACTGTGCGAGAAAATGCCGCAGTTTGCAAAGTGTGACACGAACGCGGTCCTGACCGCTGCTCTGCTCCATGACGTTTGCAAGGCCGGAAAGTACATCAAGAAGCCGGATGGCAGCTATCGGTATGAAGATACCGAACTGCTGGGCAACGGCGAAGAATCCGTCATCCGCATCCAGCAATGGATTCACCTGACGGACAAAGAAATTCTCGCTATCCGGTGGCACATGGGTGCCTATACCGGTGAGCGGGACTGGAACACTCTTAGCAAAGTGTATGACCGGTGCCCGGAAGCCCTGTGCCTGCACATGGCTGACATGATCGCAACGCACATCATGGAGGTAGAAGAGTGAGCAGAGGCACCGCCTACTATGATCTTCCGAATGGTGAGCGAATAGAACTGCCGACAACCATGCCGGATGTTGAGGAAGTGCCGGGACCCCTATGTGATGGAAAATTTGAATTGCCAGAAGCCGTAAAAGAAATGTTCAAGTGGATGGATGAAACATTCGGAACATGGGAAAGCGACTTCAGCAGTTTCAAAATCTGGATGAAATTGCGGAAAAACTTCAATCCACCGGAGCGCTGGGAAGCGGTGCAGGACAAGCGTCGCAACCCAATGCCTTTGGGCCGAAACACCTATTTATATAAAGCAAGGAAGATCAAGAGCTTGGCAAGAAGTACACATACCAGAGCATCCCCGCACAAGGGAAAACAAAAGGGTACTGAAGAACAGTGCAAGCACACATTCAAGATAACCGCTGCCCGGTGCGCGCCTTGCAGTGGTTACAACGTGGAGTGCGAGCACTACGAGAAAAACAATGCCGCTGATACAAAGCATAGTTCTTCTCAAACGTGAAATAAGCAGCCCTGCACCGCAACCTGTTCGGCAAGAAGCGGGGCTGCTTTTATATGGCGCATGGCGCTTTTTCTAGGCATTGAGCGCTGCAAGCAGGGCCGGACCCTGTATGCGCCGAGTTGAGTTTTCCATGGAAGCCGGTACGGTCAGGAAATCAGCCGACCGGCATAGCGGAATGGTGCTGTACAGCAGCGTCCTCCTTTCCGTTAAAGCCCGGTGCAAAACCGGGCTGCCATTTCCGCAAAAGCCGCACCCGCATGGAATCGACGGGAACGGGTGCGCCGCAGCATGAGCGTAGAAATGCCCTGTTCAATCCGTCCAGGAACAAAAGCGGTAGGCCGTTGCCGCGGCCGCCCCGTCCGGTACTCTCTTGCCGGGCGGGTTTGATATGCGGACGCATAGAGGATGTACTTGCTTCTGACTATCCCCCATGAGCAGGAAAGCCAGTTCGATGCTGGCCGTCCGTACAAGATAAAAGCAATGAAAGGATGAGGAAGCTGTGAAAGTTGATGTGGGTAAAATCGCTCTGGCGGCGGTCATGATTGCTGGCATACAGACCAGCGTACTTTATCACCGGATTGATGATCTGGAATGTCAGCGGGATATTTACAAGTCGCGGTATGAGGACTGGGAGGGCGTGTCAAAAGAAATTGCAGAGTATGCCGACACCCTGCGGGATTCTCTGAAAGCACGGGACCGGCTGGATGGAAAACTGCTGGTTGAGGATGCTGGCGATTTTCTCTGCACGGCCTACTGCACCGAGAAGCGGGAGCACATTTGCGGCACCGGAACGGGAATCACAGCCAGCGGTGCACCGGTGGAAGCCGATGTGACGGTGGCGGCAGACCCGGACGTGTTCCCGTTCGGAACAGTCCTCTACATTGAAGATGTTGGGGTACGGATTGTTCAGGACAAAGGAGCAGGAATCCAGGGAAAACACTTGGATGTGGCGGTTTCCGGCAGTCATGAAGATGCTCTGAATTGGAATGGCTACGGGACACATAGAGTTTGGGTCATCCGAGAGGCGGAATGAAATGCAGAAAGCAATCGCCATTGATTTTGATGGGTGCTTATGTGTGAACAAGTACCCGGAAATTGGAGAGCCGATTCTCCATGTCATTGATGAAGCCAAAAAGCAGCAGGCCGCCGGTGCAGGGCTGATCCTCTGGACTTGCAGACAAGGAAAAGAACTGGAAGAAGCTGTTGCAGCCTGCGAGAAATGGGGGCTACGCTTTGATGCAGTCAACGAGAACTTGCCTTCTTGGAAAGAGTTCTTTGAGAACGACACCAGGAAAGTAGGGGCCAACGAATACTGGGATGATCGGGCAGTAATTGCAGATCGGACCTGTATTTTGCGGAGTGATATGTGCTTCAAGGAGAATCAGAAATGAATTTGCCAGATAAAAAATACACGGTGATTTACGCGGATCCGCCATGGAGTTACCGCCAACATGGAACCGGTCCAAAAAGCCGCGGAAGTGCAGCACAGCACTACCACACAATGACCGTTGAGGATATTTGTGCATTACCCGTTCGCCAGCTTGCGGGGGGGGCAGGGATGTGCGTTGTTCATGTGGGCAACATTCCCGACCATCCCGGATGCGCTGCGTGTAATGGAAGCGTGGGGCTTTACATACAAAACAGCGGCATTCGTCTGGATCAAAAAATACAGGTCAGGCGGAAACTTTTACGGCATGGGTGCTTATACTCGTGCGAACGCCGAGGTTTGCTTGCTGGGAGTAACACCGGGATTCAAGGCAAAAGCGCTGGTTAAAAGCCATGCAGTGCATCAAGTAATCGAATCTCCGATACAAGCGCACAGCGTAAAACCGGATGAAGTCCGCTGCCGGATCGTTGAACTACTGGGCGATGTGCCCCGTATTGAATTATTTGCTCGTCAGCACGCACCCGAATGGGATGCGTGGGGTGATGAATTGAAACAGGAGGATGAACTTGAGTAATTGGAGGAAAGGTATGGAAGGACTTGTAAAAACGCTGGGCATTCTGATGGTTTTGGCGGCTGTGGCACTGTGGGCAGCATTGATTTTCTTTGTGCCGGCCGCACTGATTAAA